GAAGCATCTTTCTTACCCCATCTTGCTGCAGCGCCAGCTTTTCCACGCTTTGAGTTGGCGGTTTTATTGTGATTGGCCTTGACCATTTCGGATTCCAAACGATGTTGGAACCAATGCCCATCGCATACGTCAAAGAATCCCTCAAGCATAGTCCTAGCATTACTCCAAGCATCATTTGATAACTTGGTTATTTGCGCTAAAACTTGGTCATTGTCAGGTGGCGCGCCGTTCTTCCAGTAGTCCATCAATAACAACAAATACGCGCCATGTTGTTCGGTGGTCAACCGTGAAGTTGCGGAAATGTAATCGGCCACATATAGCGGCATCCATATATCGACTTTTTTGCCCATTGTTTTACCTTTTTAACGCACCTTTGATAGAAACGGCGGCAGGGGAAGGTGTAACCCTTTTCGGTTTGCTCATGACTTCAAACCTAGCCGTGTTTCAAAAAATTATATATCAATAAAACCATTCTGGCCGCAAATTCCGCAAGTCGTAAAGCCGACCCTTTGGAATGGCCTTCCATTGCGAAACCGCGCCGTTTGTGATGCCCAACAGTCGCGCCAATGCGTTCGACCCACCTGCCAATTTAATTGCAATTTCTTTTGTCATCCGTTCAGTTTACTATACAATGAACGTCCCATCAACAAAACAGGACATGACAATGGACCACACAAACCGAACGCTTTATGGCGTTTTAAGCCAACTTCGGCAAATTGAAGATTCAGACATCACGCCATTCGTGGCCCGACAGCTTATCGCCAGCACAATGAGCTTGTTGAATCAATCCAGCGCCGATGTGGTCAAGGCCACAAAAGACCCATTGATGGACGCTTTCATGCGCTTGGATGACCTTTGCGAATCGGAGTTCTACAAAAAATGAAAGTCTATAAAGCAATCAGCGACGTTCAAGCCGCTTTGTCGGTGCGTGGAATCGCCAAAAACCGCAAGACGGATTCCGGGTCAATCTATCATTTTCGGGGCATCGATGACGTTTATAACGCCTTGGCCGAATTGCTGCCAAAACATGGGCTTTGCATTTTGCCCCGTGTTTTAAACCGAACCTGTGCGGAACGGGTCAGCGCCAGCAATAAGGTTCTTTTTTACGTCACCGTGGAAGCCGAATTCGATTTCGTCAGCGTGGAAGATGGGTCAAAACACATCGTAAAAACGTTTGGTGAAGCAATGGATTCGTCCGACAAAGCCACCAACAAAGCAATGTCCACGGCTTACAAATACGCCTGTTTCCAAGCGTTCAGCATCCCGACGGAAGCCATTGATGTGGAAATCGACAACCACCAAGTCAGCGGTGGCCCATCATTGGCCGACTTGACGCCATATCTTGCCAATATGGAAAACGCCCGAACGCACGATGAACTGAAAACCGCTTACTTTGCCGCGCTAAAGTTTGCTGGCGGTAACATCCAGCTTCAAAACCAAATTCTCGACCTTAAAGACCGCAAAAAAGCAGCAATTTAATCTTGTCTACATTGCCGTAATGGTTTACGATTGGCAAACCATTACAGCAAAGGCCAAGATGTTGAAATTTATTTGCGAATTGAAAGAAAGAACCAAAGACAATCACGTCCTTTGGCAATGTCAATGCGATTGCGGAAACATTGGGGTGTATGAAGCAACAAGAATCCGCAACGGCAAAAAAACAAAATGTCCACGGTGCGCTTTTGAATCCATGAAAGTTTTGAACACAAAACACGGGATGAAAAACACCGGGACATACAACACATGGACATCAATGAAAGACCGTTGCTTGAACGAAAAAAGCAAAGATTACCCGTCTTATGGTGGCCGTGGCATCAAAATTTGCCAACAATGGATAGATTCGTTTGAAGCGTTTTATAAGGACATGGGGGAAAAACCCAAAGGGACATCGTTGGACCGCATCGATGTCAATGGCAATTATTCAAAAGAAAATTGTCGATGGGCCACCGCATCCGAACAACAAAGAAACAAACGAATTGCTTGGCGTTGGGAAATTGATGGAAAAATTTATGAATCATTGCAAGATGCGGCCAATCAATATGGCGTCAGCAAGCAAACCATTGTGAAATGGGTGGATGGTTATTTTGACAAATGACGAAACAAAACATGGAGTGGAAAAGATGGATGTCGCAGATTACTCAAAAGTGATTCAAGGGACTGATGAATGGAAGCAAATTCGTTGCGGCAACGTCACGGCTTCGCGCATTTCGGACATCGTAGCCAAAACCAAATCGGGTTATTCCACATCCCGCGCCAATTATTTGTCTCAATTGCTTTGCGAAAGATTGACCGGGACGGTTGAAGAATCTTTTACCAACGACGCCATGAAATGGGGAACGATGCAAGAACCATTTGCTCGGGCCGCGTATGAGCAAGCCAAGGACGTGATGGTCGATGAAGTGGGCTATATATGCCACCCAACAATTGAACGCGCTGGCGCTTCGCCTGATGGCCTTGTCGGGGATGATGGCGCGATAGAAATCAAGTGTCCGAATTCGGCCAATCACTTCGAGACAATCATCAACAAAAAATACCCTAAAAAGTATCATGACCAAATGCAATGGCAAATGGCCTGTACCGGACGAAAATGGGTGGATTTTGTTTCGTATGACCCGCGAGTTCCAGAACGATTGCAGCTTTACATTCAGCGCGTCCCGTTTGACCCGGTGTATGTGGCCGAATTAGAAACTGAAGTCAAATTATTTTTGCAAGAACTGGAACAAAAAATCCAATCTTTGCTTATGATTTGACCCGCAGTTGTCTTTTGGAAGCCTGTTAAGCCAACGCTCAAGGATGCTGAACCATGCGGTTTTTTGGCTTTCTCGCATGGAATTTAAAAGGCCAAATTGAGGGCTTCCACCTTTTAGGACAAGACGTTCAAGGCGTGTTCAGCGTGTTGGCGGCGTTCAGCAAGGCCAATTGAACCGCCGTTGATAATCTTGGTGCATTTCACGAAATCCCATGCGTCAGCGGGTGCGTTTAGTTTGTGCGTATCCCAAAACCAACCCGCGGTCAATGCGGCGTAATGCGGCGTTGCCACCATGTCGGGGTTCATCACAAAGTCAACGCCAAGGGCTTGTCCGGCATGATAGTAATTGGCGTGACCCGTCAATTGAACGCAGCCACGGCCACGGAAACGATACCCATCGCCCGACGCTTCATCGCGGTTTCCCATGCGGTTGGCGTAAACGTTATTCGCAATTTTGCGTGGTTGCCCGGCGTATTCGTTGGCGATTTCCTGTGTTGGAAAACGTTTCGGCCACAAACGCATCAAGGTTGCGGCTTTATAGTTTAGGTTTTCTTCCAGCGTTTTAAAGTTGTTGCATTCATGGCCGCATTGACCAATGAACATGGCTTGCTGGTGCGGCGTGGCAATGTTGAACCGCTGGAATGTTTCGTTTAAGCCATCCAACCATGAAGGATTGATGCCCAACTTTGCTAATTGGTCATTGTTGAGCATTTACCTTTCCTTTCACTTCGTTGTATTGGTCGATACAGGCGTTAAGTCTGACGATGGCGGTGTCGCCTTGGGTGGTGATGTCGTTAATAGTTTTAAGAATCTCTCGTTCAGATTGGGTTCCATTTTCTGGATTTCCGGCGGGAGTTCCGGCATCTGAACTGGCTTGTACGGGACAACTGGTTGGGAACCGCAACTCGCCAGCATCAATGCGCTGATTAGTAACAACTTGTTTTTGAGAAATTGCATTTGTTGCCTTTCGTAATGCCGCGGTTTTTTCTTTCAAGGTTTGGGCCAGTTCAGCTTCTTTTTGCCGCGCTTCAGCATTTAGGCGGTCAATTTCGGCTTTATCTTCGGCCAAGCGTTTTTCATAACCTTTGTGTTCGGCCACAAAGTAGCCACCACCCAAGGCCAAAACAATGCCGCCGACTTGCATCAGCAAAGCGTAAGTGGCAATCACCGGAAGCCATTTCGCCACATAACTGACGCCGTATAGGGCAATGCCCCCAACCAGCGCCAGCATTGCCAGAATGTAGAAAAGGTCGCTAAAAAACGTAAGAATCCAAGTCATGACGCTCCCAATCGTGCCGCGGCTATTTCTTGCCGGAAATCGTCCGATTCCAAATGTTCGGGCGGTGTTGTCGGCGGTGGTGGTGGACGCCAAGATTCGTCAAGTTCGGGATTAACAAAAACAGGCATTGCACCAAATGCCGAACTTTGCGGTGGTTGCACAAACTGATTTTGAGCCACGCAAGGCGCTGTTGGTGCTGTGGCTTGTTTGACCCCTGCCAATGTGCCAGCAACGCCGCCAGCGACCCGTTTGCCCACAATGCCGCCTATCCCGCCAACCAACAACAAAACGATGTCGTTCAGCATCTTGGTGTAGGCTTGGTCGATGGGAGCCATTGCCTTGATTGGTTGAACCACAAAAGTCACCGAATACAAAAGGCAAATGACGATAAAAAACAAAATGCCCGTAATCGCCAAGACAACGATGGCCCAAATGCGGACCTCGATTTCTTCAGCGGTTAGTTTGTGGTCCGGGTGGTTGCTGAATAGCATCAATTTGTTTCTCCAGAACGGGCGCGACCAAATAGTCCGGGCAGGTTTGCGTGAAAAGGCAGCGCGGACGCTGACATTCAGGGTCTTGAAAATGGTCAAAGTCTTGACAAACGTACCTGTAACGGTCCGAACATCCACTAATTGCGATGGTGAACAGGATGGCTATTCTTTTTAGCATAGTCTATGGATTCTTGAATGAAGAAATAACCAACAGCGCCAAGAACGATAACCAAAACAATCACCAAACCAATGATGAAAAATTCCTCTTGTTCTTGCTTTTGCTTTTTTGCGCGGTCCTTGGCGGCTTGTTCGGCAAACTTGTCCGCTTTGTCCATGTCGCCAGCGCGAGCTTTAATTTTGTTCCAAACGTCAACCTTGCCAGCTTGCATGAACAACATTTGAAGTTCGGATTCAAATTGGCGGGTTTGTTCCAGCGCCATTTCGATTTCGATTGCAGCGCCCATGTTGCTGGCGTTGCCCGAGTTCTTGGCGGCGGTTAACGTTTTTACCGCGACATCTTTTGCGGTGAAATACTTGCCCAATACCGGGCCAAGCGCCGACACATCATCGACGGTTTGGCTTGCCTGTTTGACAAGTTTTACCGCTTTCTGAATGCCCGATAGCGCAAGGCCGATGCTTACTGGGTCAAACATTATTTCCCCGTCAGGTTATGCCATCCCACCATAATCGCGCCCGTCACCAAAGTGATGATGCCGATTGGCTTTGCAAGGGACGCAATCCAGTTCAACACTTTCACCGCGCCTTGCGCCGCCTTGAATGCCTCAATGATGTCCTTAGTGTTTGACTCTATTGTGTCAACCTTGGATTCCATCGCGCAAAGACGCGCATAAATTTGTTCGTGCGTAACTGGATTGTCCATTTATCAGCTTTCGGGCGGCGCTTCGGCGGCGGCTTGTTGAATGGTGGAAGGGTCGATTGGTTGATTAAAACCAGCAATCAGGTTCGCCACTTCGCCGTAAGGCTTAGTCGCCAAGTATTGCAAAGTTGCATTCACCAAGTCGGCGGAATTGATGAAGGCTTGGGTTTTGGATGCGGGTTGGGTTTGTTCGGTCATGATGTATTTTCCTGTTAAAAAATGCCAAAAAGTTGGCGTGAGTATTATGCCGCAGGTGTGGCCCAAGGCAATGGTGGTTGA